TGGACTTTTTGATGATGCTGCAGAAAGGGCGGACGATGGGGATGTTGACGCTACAGGACTAGGTTCAAAATGCGAAAAACGCTTCTTGAATGAGTTTGATGAATGCTGCCTGGATCAGGCCTAACATAGGCTAAACGCTAATCGAAAAGGCAAGCGTTGGAGGCGGGTCTAATTGGTTAAAAATTGAGGATTAAGTTTTTTGGGCGGCCGCTTCCGCTGATTAAGACTTGCCGCTATGAGCTCATTCCATATGCTTATCAGTGGACTCAGGAGAAAGTGCTAAGACCATGTAGAGATGAAATAAGGGCGTTAAGCACGACTACTGAAGGCCAGAGAATTTTTGCGGGGGCAATGAATGCCCCTCTGTTTATGCAATGATCAAATCTTGACACGTCGTTTGACGTTCATGTATCCGAAGCCAGCAATCCCGAGGCTCAAGATCAAGAGTGCGTATTCGTTGAGTGTGGGCACCGAGGTTGCGGCAGTAGTAGTAGCCACAGTAAAAGTCGACGCCGTCGTATTGCTTGCTTCCGGCTCGTTTGCAGAGTAGGTACCCACTGTCAGATTGACAAGCTCACCATGGGAATGGATTGAGTTGGCGTTGTAGGTCGTGGTGGTCAGGTTTGACACCAGATCGACCGTGGGACTTCCTGTCAACGCGCCTGTGGATGGTCCAGAGTTACCACCGTGCACTGGTTCAGTGGCGTAAAGTGTGTTGTAGAGGCCAATGTTATTGCCAGCGGTGTTCGCGCAAATGTAATAAGTACCTGACAGGGTATAAGTTGCACCGCCACCGACAGCGATCGTTCCAGAGGTGCCAGGTGCGCAAACCCGGCCTGACCCGTTGTTGGTCACAGACGTCGTGTCAGACTGAACCGTGATGGTCACTGTCGCGCCGGGGCCGACTGCTGTTCCGTTAGCTGTCGCTGTAACGTTATCAACCACCATTGTGTATGTAACGGGGGCTGCTGATGCAACAGTCGCAGCCGATGCAATCCCTGCGGCGAGCAGCAATTTTTTGAGACTCATGTGATTCCTCCATGCAATAGTGTGTAACAAATTCTAACCTTCATCCTACAGGTTGAAGTAGAGTTTCTATTGGGGGCCACGTTGCTTCTTGCGATGATGTTGATAGGCGACAGGAATGTAGCGACTTTGTAAATTGGAGGTCTGCACAATGCCTCAAACACGAATCTGCTGAAACTGCGTCACTTTAATGAAGGCCGGGCCAAGCATAGCCAGTCGGCCCGAGATCAGAATGCTATGTGAAGCTATCACTTGGCGTCACTTGTGCGGTATATGGTGGCCGATCCTCCTTTATCTTTGTGCTTCAGGCGATTGCAGCCATCACTGTGATTTGAATCCGTATACGTTACTGGATCCGTGATCTGTTATTGATGATGCGCCTCGAAGATCGTCCCACTTTTCCTGGAAACGGAACAACTCGGACAGCACGATCAGTGCATGTCCGAGACCCCAACCCCTGAGATCCAGACCCGCCGCGAGGCCCTGCCACTCGCTGGCCGCCAGATGGAACTGCGCGGCTTTCAGCGCTCCCAGGCGGACAGCTCCGCCTCTGAATCCTCCCCCCTCGCCACCGCGCAAATCGTCTTCACCACCGGTGCGGGCGTGAAGTGCTTCGACTGGTACCGCGACCGGGCCTATGTCGAAGAACTGGTGGTGGAAGAGGGCGCCATCCGCCTGGATCGTTTGCGCCGCGGTGCGCCGCTCCTGAACACCCACAGCCAGTGGAGCCTTGAGGCCCAGCTCGGCGTGGTCGAGAACCCCCTTATTCAAAACGGCCAGGGCACCTGCAGCGCCACCTTCTCGCGCCGCGAGTCGGTGGCTGGCTATGTGCAAGACGTGGCCGACGGAATCATCCGCAATGTGTCGGTGGGCTATGTGCGCCACCGCATCGAGATGGTGGCCCCAGCCAATGAGGGCGAGCTCTGGCGTTACCGCGTGGTCGATTGGGAGCCCTACGAGGTCTCCCTGGTGCCCATCCCTGCCGACATGGACAGCCAGATCCGCTCCGGTGCAGGCACAGCTTCTGCCCCTGGCGCCGATGGTGCCGCCACCGCTGACCAGGCCTTCCAGCTTCGCACCTTCCCCTGCGAGTTCATCGAGACCCGCGCCCATTCCCTGCCCACGGTGGGCCTCTCCGCCGAAACCCAAACCCGAAAGGATTCCTCCATGCCTCAGAGCACTGAAGCCGGCGGCAGCACCGCCACGGCCCCCACTTCGTCGTCCGCAGCCCCTGAAGCTGGCACTCTCGCTCAACGCAGCCAGGCAGATGCCTCTGCCCAAGCCGTGAGCCAGGCCGCGATTGCCGCCGCCTCAGCCGCAGCCGACATCACCGACCTCTGCGCCCGCCACGGCGTGGCCCACCTGGCCGCCGGCCTGATCCGCTCGGGCAACTCGGTCGAGCAGGCCCGCAGCTCGGTGCTCGATGAGCTGGCTCGCCGTGATGCCGCCAGCGGTGGCCACCGCAACACCCAAGGCGGCCAGATCCAGACCGTGCGCGATGAAATGCAAACCCGCATGGCCGGCATCGAGCAAGCCATCCTGCACCGCGTAGCCGCGCAAACCCAGCTTGACGACAACGGCCGCCAGTACCGGGGCATGAGCCTCCTGGAGCTGGGCCGCGACTTCCTGGAAGGCCACGGCGTCAGCACCCGCGGCATGGACCGCCTGACCTTGGCCACCCGCATGCTGCACTTCCGAGCCGGTGGCATGAACACCACCAGCGACTTTCCCTCGCTGTTTGCCAACGTGGCCAACAAGCGCCTGCGCAGCGCCTACGACGAGAACCCAGGCACCTATGCGCTCTGGGCCCGCCGCGCACCCAACGCCCCCGACTTCAAAAACATCACCATCACCGCGCTGTCGGCGGCCCCCGACCTGCTGCGCACCAACGAGCATGGCGAATTCAAGTACGGCTCGATGAAGGATGGTGCCGAGTCGTACCAGGTGCTGACCTATGGCCGCATCGTGTCTCTGTCGCGCCAGGCCATCATCAACGACGACCTGCGGGCCTTCGACCGCCTGGTGAGCGCCTTCGGCTTTGCCGCCCGACGTTTGGAAAACCGCCTCGTCTACGCCCAGCTCACGGCCAATGCCGCACTCTCGGACGGCACCACGCTCTTCCACGCGGACCACGGCAACCTGGGCACCGGTGCGGGTTCCGCCCTGCAGTTCACGGCCCTGTCGGCCGGCCGCACCGCCATGCGCCTGCAAAGGGGCCTGGCGGGCGAAGAGCTGGGCATTGCCCCGAGCTACCTCATCGTGCCTGCCAGCCTGGAGCAGACCGCTTACCAGCTCACCAGCAGCAACTACGTGCCGGCCCGCCAGGCTGATGTGAACGAGTTCCGCAGCGGTGGCCGCACCTCGCTGGAGCCCATTGTGGAACCCCTGCTGGACGGCAACAGCACCACCGCCTGGTACCTGGCTGCCAGCAATGCCCAGGTCGACACGGTGGAGTACTGCTACCTGGACGGCGCCGAAGGCCCGGTGATCGAGACCGAGGTGGGCTTTGAGAGCGACGGCGTTTCCTACAAGTGCCGCGAAGACTTCGCCGCCAAGGCCATCGAGCACCGCGGCCTCTACAAGGCCGCCGGCGGTTAAAGCCCCTCATCACCCAGCCAAACCAGGAGAACCCCAATGAAAAACTTCATCCAGTCCGGCGACACCGTGCCCCTGCCGGCCCCCTATGCCGTCAACGGCGGCGATGGCCTGCAGGTCGGCGCACTGTTTGGCGTGGCCACCAGCGCGGCCGCTGCCGGCGCCACGGTCGAGACCAACCTTGTGGGCGTCTACGACCTCAACGCCCTGAGCGCCGATGTGGGCGCGGCCGGCACCAAGGCGTACTGGGACAACGCCAACCGCCGCGTGACGGTGACGGCCGCAGGCAACGCCCTGATCGGTGCGCTGCTGTCGCCCAAGGCTGCCAACGAGACCACGGCCCGTGTGCGCCTGAGCGGCGTCGCCGTCTAAGCGCCCGCGGAACCCCACCAGATCTGACCAGGTGACCTGCGCCATGCCCAAGCCCTTCGCCCTCCTGGAGGCCCGCACTGCAGCCGCAGCTTTCCGCCGGCTGTCGAACTGTGCCGCCTTCATCGAGAACGTGAACGAGACCGACAACGGAGACGTAAGGGTGGACGCCATCTTTGCCAACGGCTACGCCGCGGGCCAAGTGGGCGCCCTGGGCATGGCCTCGTCACAACCGGCACTCGCCCTGCCCACGGTCCAGGTCCCGGCCAACCCGGTGGGCCTGCGCGTGACGGTCGATGGCCAGGCCTACCTCATCGCCGATGCCCGCAACGACGGCACCGGAGAAACCCACCTTCTGCTGGAGCTGGCATGAACAACGCGCCCACCCTCACTACCGCAACGATCTTTCTTCAGGCCGTGCAAGCCATGGTCGCCACCCTGCAGGCTGCCCCCGCGGTGGCCCCCAAGGTGTACCGCACCCGGCTGCGCCCCTTGAGCCAGCAAGACAGCGCCGCCGTGGTGGTTCGCCTCGCAGGCTCGGACCCCGACACCTTGGTGGGGCAGGGCGCGGTCATGGTCTGGGGCACGGCCGTCTCGGTCGAGTGCTACGCCCGCGGCAACACCCTGGCCCCGGCCGATGAGGCCGTGGACGACCTGCTGGCCCGGGTCTACACCCGACTGCAGCAGGACCCGAGCCTCGGTGGTGTGGCCGGCGGCGTCACCCCCCACAGCCTGAGCGTGGACTACGACGTGGACGGTGACCAGACCGCCTGCGCCACGGTGACCCTCTTGGTGCGCCACGCCAGCGCCCCGGCCTCGGTCCAGCCTTTCTAACCCCCGTCTACCCCTCCCACTTCCTCACCTCTTACCCTCAAAGGAGCCCCACCATGGGACAAGCCATCTTCTGGAGCAACGTCGGCATCGACGTGCAAACCGGCCTGGGTGCCGCCATCACCCTGGTCAGCATCAGCAAGGCCGCCACGGGCGTGGCCAAGTACTCGGGCGCCGTTGACCCGAACGTGGGCGACATCATCTTGATGGCCGCCCAAGGCATGTACCAAGTCGACAAGCGCCTGTTCCGCATCGCCAACGTGAACCCAGCGGCCAAGACCTTCGAGCTCGAGAACGAAGACACCAGCACCTACGACAGCCTGGTGGCCGGCAGCTTCCAGGTGGTCACCTTCGGCGCGAGCTTTGCCACCGTGCAAGGCGTGAACGTGTCGGGCGGCGACCCGGAGTTTGCGGACGTCACCACGATCCACGACAACGTGCGCAAGCGCGTGCCCACCATCGTGAGCCCGCTGTCGTTCGGCATGGACAACATCTTCGATCTGGCCGACCCCGGCTTTGTGGAGTGCAACAAGGCCTACAAGGCCAAGAGCATGCGGGCCGTGCGCCTGCGCTTTGGCACGGGCGCCAAGATGCTCTTGCTGGGCTACGTGGCCGCCGCCGGCGTGCCCACCGGCCAGGCCCAGGGCGTGGTGCAGACCAAGGTCTCGATCGAGGCCCAGAACATGCCCACGGTGTACCCGAACTGATCCAGCTCGCCCGATCGCCTGATCAATTGCTTCCGCCCCCGCGCAGGGCCTGGCCCCTGCGCTCCCATCCTCCCCTCATCGCTTCTTCACCATGAACCCGACCGCCATTGCCTCCGCTGCTGCCACCGTTGCAACTGCTGGCATCCCCTTCACCTTCGACCTGCCCGCTACCTTCTGGATCGACGTCACCCTGACCACCCCGGGTGCCCAGCCTGACCAGGTGCTGCCGATTGAATTCAAGTACCGCACCCGCGAAGAGATGGAGGCCCTGCCCACCGACATCGAGGGCAAGACCGATGCCGAGATCCTGGGCCTGCTCATCAACGACTGGAAAGCACCCGGCCGGCCCTTCACGCCCGAGAACGTGCAGCTTCTGATCAGCCGCTTCCACCGGGCTCCTCGCGAGATCTTCGATGCCTACCGCGACGCGCACTGGAACAGCAAGGCCCGCGCAAAAAACTAAAGGACTGCGCCCGCGTCCTGGTGCGCGGAGCGCAGCCCCCCGATGAAGCCGCCGCCAGCCGCCTGGGCTTTGGCAAGCACCTCGCCCTTCTCCAGCAACTCACCGAGCCCCCGTCCCTGAATGTCTTTCCTGACAACCAGATCCCTCTGGCCATCTTCCGGCGCATGCAGTTTGCGTGGCGGGCTCTCATGGGCCCGGACGGGGCGCTGCACTTCCTGGGCATGGACTGGTCCACGCTGCACCGCTACGAGCTGGCCTATGGCCTGGACGACGCCCAGCGCATCGACCTCTTCCAGTGTTTGGAAATGCTCGAAGCGGCCTGGCTGCAGGAAATGCACGCCTACCAGGCCGAGCACCGCAAAGCCCGCGGCACGTAAGAACGGGGTGGGTGCATGACTAACCCGAACACCACCATCGTTCTGACGGCAGACGACCAGACCGCAGGCGCCTTGCAGGCCTTCACGGCCAACATGCGGGCCGCCCAGGCCCAGGCCGGGAACCTGGGGCAGGGCCTGGGCCAGGCCACGGCCCCCATGCAGCAGCTCGGGGCCTCGGCTGCGCAAACGGCCGCCGCCATGCGCATGGTGCCGGCCCAGGTCACTGACATCGTGGTCAGCCTGCAGGCCGGCCAGAAGCCCCTCACCGTGCTCATGCAGCAGGGCGGCCAGCTCAAGGACATGTTCGGCGGTGTAGGCAATGCCACCAAGGCCCTGGGCACCTACATCGGCGGCCTGATCACGCCCACCAACCTGGCCATCGCGGCGGTGGCGGGCCTGGGCCTGGCCTACTACCAAGGCAGCCAAGAGGCTTCCGCGTTTCAAAAGGCCATCACCCTGTCGGGCAATGCCGCTGGCGTCACTGCGGGCCAGATGCAGGACATGGCCCGCGGCCTGGCGGTGATGCAGGGCACCCAGTCCGCCGCCTCCGCTGCCTTGATTGAAATGGCCAGCACGGGCCGGGTGGCGGGTGAGAGCCTGCAAACCTACACCCGGTCGGCTCTGGACATGGAGCGGGCCGTGGGCACGTCGGTGGCCGAGACCGCCAAGGCCTTTGCGCAGCTCGGCGAAGCGCCCCTGCAGGCGTCTCTCAAGCTCAATGAGTCGACCAATTACCTGACGGTGGCCCTTTACAAGCAGATCAAGGCCTTGGAAGACCAGGGCAGGGCGACCGATGCGGCCAAGGTCGCGCAGGATGCTTTCTCGGCCATGACCGAGCAGCGGGCCCAGACCATTCTGCAAAACCTGGGCTACATCGAGCGCGGCTGGCTGGGCATCAAAGACGCCATCAAGTGGGCTGGTGACGCCATGATGGGCCTGGGCCGCCAGCCCTCCAGCTCGGACCAGATTGCCACCCTGCAGGCCAATATTGCGGCCCGCCAGGAGCGCAACCGAAGCTTGGGCATTGCCGACGGCAAGGAAACCCAGCAGCTGCAGGCCCAGCTCGCAGCCCTGCAGGCGACGGTGGCGGGCCAAGAGGCCAACGCACGGGCCATCGCAGAAGGCAATGAGCGCCTCAAGGCCCGCGCCGCCTTCGACACCGAACAAGCCAAGTTCTTGAGCAACGAGCTCAAGATGCGCCAAGAGATCGCCAAGGTGCAGGCCCAGTACCAGGCGGCCGATGGCGAGATCAGCGCCAAAGAACGCGACGCCCTGATCCAGAACATCCGTGACAAATACAAAGAAAAGACCAGCACGGCAGCCGGCACCGGCGAGAACGAAGTCGCCCGCATCCGGGCCCTGATCAAGGAAGAAGAAACCCTCACCGCCCGCATCAAGGAACGCGGCATCGAAGGCGCCACGCTCTCCGACAGCGAGAAGCTTGTCGCCCGCATCCAGGAGGACCTCAAGACCAGCATCTCGGGCGTGGCCCGCGCCAACAAGGAAGCCGCCCTGGTCGAGGCCCAGCGCTACGTTCAGGTGCAGGCCAGCCGCACAGAGCAGGAGAAGCAAGCCCAGGCCGTGGCCGACTCGCAAAAGGCCTATGACGCCCTGGTGGCCGACACCCGCAAGGCGGCCGCTGCCATTGGGCAACAGGCCAGCGAGCTCGAGGCCGCCAATGCCGTCTGGGGCAAGGGCAAGACCGCGATCGAGGAATTCCGCCTCGAGCAGATGAAGCTCAAGCTGCAGGAAGCCGACAGCAGCGACTCATTCCGCCCCGACTACGTGGCCGAACTCCGGGCCCAGGTGGCCGAGCAAGAACGCCTGCTGACCGCCAGCCGCGTGAAGGATTACAAGACCCTGGCCCAGGCCCAGGAGGAATACACCCGCAAGGTCGAAGAAGAGGCCCTGCTGTACACCGACGAGGTGGGCCTCTTGGGCCAGACCACCCGCGAGCGCGAGAAGATCGTGGCCGTGCGCAAGGTCGAGCTCGAGCTCGCCAAGCAGCTTGCCGCGATTGATCGCTCGGGTGCCTCGGCCGAAGACAAGGCCCGCCTGGTCGACCAGGCCCAGGCAGCTGCCGCCATCGCTCGGTCCACGGCTCTCGCCAAGTCCGAGCTCAACACCCTCACCGACATCATCAACTCGGTGGACCACACGGCGCAGTCCGTCTGGACCAATGTGTTCCAGGGCGGGCAGTCGGCGTTTGAAAAAATCGGCGCAACGATCAAGGCCAGTGTCCTGGACATGCTGTACCAGCTCACCATCCGACGCTGGGTGGTCAGCATCACGGCCAATGTGCTCGGTGGTCTGGGGGGCGGTCTTGGTGGCTTGGCGGGTAGCCTCGGCGGGGGCTCCAGCGGCCTGCTCAACCTGGCGGGCACGGCCTCGAACCTGTACGCCGGGGCAGGGCTCATCGGCAGTGGGGTCGGTGCACTCTTCGGCACCACGGCCGGCAACGCGGCCATGGGTGTCTCAATGGGGCTCGGCGCCGGCTCATCCACTGCGGCGGCGGTGGCCGCGGCCCAGGCCGGCGGCATGGGGGCGGGAGCTGCTGGTGCGGCCGGCCTGGGCACCTCCATCGGCACGGCCATTCCCTACGTCGGCATGGCCCTGGCGGCCTATTCGTTGCTCTCCAGCCTCAATGGTGGCGAGACCCGCTCCGGGGGGCAGTACGGTGTCGCCTATGACGGCCAGGTCAAGAACAACCGCCGCGATGAGGTCTACACCTTCGAGGGCCAGCAGTACAACCGAGACAACAGCCTGCGCCCCGATGGCACCCGCAAGGCAGTCACCAATGGCCAGGCCTACCTGCTCGAAGCCGATGGCATGGGCGAGCGCGAAGACGCCACGCGCAAGGCGGTGTCCAGCACGGCCGAGAGCATCAACGCCATGCTCAAGGGCCTGGGCAGCAAGGCCTTCCTGACCGACTACCACGCGGGCCTTGAGACCTCGGGCAATGGGCGGGGCGGGGTGTTTGCGGGCGGCAGCCTGAACACCGGTGCGGCCTTCGGTGAGTCCGGCAAGGGCAGCAACTACTCGGGCACCCTATACGAGACCAGCAGCACGCGCAGCCCTGACATGGCCACAGCGGTGGCCAACTTCACCCTGGACCTCAAGCAGTCCACCATCCAGGCCCTGCAGGCCGCGCAAGACATCCCGCAATCGGTGGCAGCCAAGCTCAAGGACATCGATGCCGAGAAGCTCAGCGATGACGAGGCCACCAAGCTCATCACCGAGATCAACAGCCAGATTGCGTCGGTGGAGGCCCTGCGCACCCTGGCCGGTGCCTTGCCGCTCAAGTCGCTCAAGGATCTCTCGTTTGACGCGGCCGATGGTCTCATCAACCTGGCCGGCGGCATCGAGGCCCTGAACCAGAAGATCAGCGGCTATTACGAAAACTTCTACACCCAGGATGAACGAAACGCCCAGACCCTGGGCAATGTGAGCGCGGCCCTGCAAAGCGTGGGCCTGTCCACCCCCAAGACCCGAGAAGCCTTCCGTGCCCTGGTCGAGGCCCAGGACCTGAGCACCGAGTCCGGGCGCAAGGCCTACGCCACCCTGATGAACGTGGCCGACGCCTTTGCCAGCGTCACCCCGAGCGCCGAAGAGGCCGCCAAGGCCACGCAAGCCAAGGCCGATGCCGACAAAGCCCAGGCCGAAGCCGAGGCGGACGCCAAGAAAAAGGCCCTCCAAGCCGCCACCGATGCCGCGTATGCCTCCCTGGAACGCGCCGTCGCCGCCGAGAAATCCCGCCTGCAGGCCGCCAAGCAAGTGGCCCAGGAATCGGTCAACACCCTGGGCTCGCTGTTCAACACCCTGAAGGGGCACGTCACTGAGCTGTACAACGCGGTGGAGGCCACCCAGGCGCAAAGCGCCCGCGCGGGGCTGCAGTTCATCGACCAGGCGCTGGGCACGGCCCGCAATACGGGCTACCTGCCCGACGCCACCAGTCTGAGCGACGCCATCACGGCGGCACGGTCTGGCCTGGACTCCAGCCAGTTCGGCTCGGCGTTTGAGCAGCAGCGGGCCCAGCTCACGCTAGCGGGCGAGCTGGCCGAGCTCAAGGACCTGACCGGTGTGCAGAAGTCGGTCGCCGAGCAGCAGCTGGCCACGGCCGAGGACCAGCTCGCGAGCCTGGACAAGATCCTCTCCAACGCCAAAGACCAGGTGGATGTCCTGCGCGGCATCGACACCAGCGTGCTGAGCGTCAGCAACGCCTTGGAGAAACTGGCCGGCGCTCTGCTCGGCGAGCAGGAGGGCAGCGCCTCGGCCACGAAGCCCGGGGTGCAGGTCACGAATCCTGGGGCGCAGTTCACGGTTGGGGGAGGGGGCTCCGGTGGCGGTGCAGGCGGTGCCTCCTCGGGCACCTCGTCCGGTGGCTTCACCGCCGGTGGTGGTGGCAATGGAACCACCCCCTCCACCAAGTACAGCCGCGAGGTGAACCTGGGCGCCGGGGCCTTCACGGTGGGCGTCACCGACCCCGCGGAGATCTCGCGCCTGGACAGCCTCGCCACCCTGGCCCAGCAGTTCACGGGCACGGGGAATGTGAAGGGTCTGCTCGAGGCCACCCAGGCCAGCGGCGCCACCTTGAGCGACCTGGCCACGGTCGCGGGCTTCCGCTACGAAGACCTGCTCAAGGCGGCGGAATCGGTAGGTGTGCCGCGCTTTGCGGTGGGCACCAACTACGTGCCCCAGGACATGCTGGCCTTGATCCATGAGGGCGAGGCCATCGTGCCGAAAGCCTACAACCCGGCCTACAACCCCGCGGCCCACGCCTTGCCCCAGGCCTCAAGCGCCAGTTCCGAACTGCTGATGCGCCTGATCGCCGAGGTGCAGGCCCTGCGGGCGCAGACCTCCCAGCTCGAAGCCCAGGCCCGACGCACCGCGGATGCCACCAACGGTAACCCCGAAGGCGGGGCCGTGCCCATGGCCCTGGTGGAGGACCACACCCAATGACTGCAATGAAGGCGGTTCTGCAATGAATATCTTGGTTCCCCTGACCATCTCCGAGGCCATGCTGGCCGATTGCAACATTGCCGAGCCCGCGGTCGGCGAAGTCGAATGGGTGTCTGGTGCGGCCTGCGCCTTGGGCGAGCGCCGCATCCGCAAGGCCACGCATCGCATTTATGAATGCGTCAAAGCCGTGGCTGCAGGCCGCACGGTGCTGCCCGAGGTCGATAGCGAGTACTGGCTCGATGCGGGCCCTACGGCTCGCTGGGCTGCGTTTGACACCGAGGTCAGCACCCAGGGCCGCATCGCATCACCCCTGACCTATGTGCTGCGCCCGGGCTTCTTCAATGCGATTGCCTGCTACGGCCTGGACGGCGCGACGCTCTCGGTTGTCGTCAAAGACAAGCCCGCCGGCACGGTGGTCTTCAGCAAGACCCTCGTTCTGCAGGAGGACCCGCTCGATTGGTACGACTGGGCCTTCGGGGCCATCAAGCCCCTCACGCGCTGCCTGATCCGGGATCTGGTGCCGTACCCCGAAGCCGAGCTGACCCTCTCTCTCACGGCGCCCGCCGGTGGCGTGGTGGGCGCGGGCATGGTGGTGCTCGGTGACCTGGTGCCCTTGGTCAATGCGGATACCTGGGGCGGCACCCAGCCCGGCGCCACGGCCGAGCCCGTCACCTATTCGTACATCAAGACCGACGACTACGGCGGCACCTCGATCAAGCGCCGGCGCTCAGCAACCGACATGCGCTTCAAGCTGATCTTGCCGCGCGAGCAGGCCGACTACGTGTTGTCTGTGGTGCAAAGGGTGCTCGATGTGCCCGCGGCCTGGATCGCCACCGATGCGGCCGGCTTCGTCGGCCTCAACGTCTTCGGTCTGGGCAGTGGCTCCATGAGCTACGACAACGCCCAGACCGCCACCTTCAGCGGCTATGTGAAAGGAATGGTCTGAATGCCCCTGGCTAATCCCCCGACCCTCGATGACCTCCCGGCCACCCCGGACCGGGCCGATCGAACGAGCTTTGCGGTGCGCTGCACGGCGCTCTTCGATCACCTCAAGAACACCAGCATTGGCCAGTGGCGGGCCGCTCTGACCTGGATGAACGCTGCGCTCTCGGCCGCAGCCCAAAGCGTGCAGGATGCGGCTGGCCAGGCTTCGCTCTCGGGGCAGCGGGCCGATGCAGCCGCGGCCAGCGCCTCGGCAGCCGCCAACACCCTGGCGGCGGCCCAGGCCGCCCTGGGTGCGGTCAAGTGGGTGCCAGGCGCCTACGCCTCGGGCGCCTGCGCCTGGAGCCCCATCAATGGGCAGCTCTACCGGGCGCGGGTGGCCATTGCGGCCAGCGTCCTGGACCCGATCAATGACCCGAGTAACTGGTTCTCTTTGGGCCTGATGTCGCTGCCCATCCAGCAGGTCACCAACACCGGCGGCAGCTTCTACGGCGCAGCCAATGGGGGCTTGAACACGATCAATGAGATCACGCTGGCCGGGGCCTGCGCCAAGTACCTGCCCCAGAACCCGGCCAACGGCGATGTGTGCGTGGTGGTGGTGGCCAACGGCCGCGCGGACAACAGCCTGGTGGTGAATCCCAGCAACCCGATCCCCATGCAGATCGGCTCCAACACCGTCACCGACTCCCTGGTGCTGGGCATCCCGCCTGGGGCCGTCACCTTCCAATTCTTCTCCAGCTCCAACGTGTGGAGGTACATGTAATGGCGTCTCTTCCTGATTTGCTCGGCGGCAGCACCAAGCAATACCGTTCCATCCTGGCCCTGCAGGTGACAAGCAGCCAGACCCTCGTCGCGCCGTGCGACGGTCTCGTCGACCTGTCGGTGATCGGTGGCGGTGGCTCGGGTGGTCTCTACGTGCAAAACGGCATGGCCCCCACGGCCGCGTTCGGAGGCGGTGCGGGCGGCTTCGCCCGCCGTCTCTCCCGCATCAAAAAGGGCGACGTCATCGTGGTGACCATCGGGGCGGGTGGGGCCTATGTGACCAATACCAGCGCCGCCGGGAACAACGGCGGGGCCTCCTCCATCGTGATCACGGCCCAGGCCGTCAACTTGGTGGCCAACGGGGGCACGGGCGGGTACATCTACTCGGGCACCGGGGTGGTGCTCGCGGGCGCACCCGGCGGCACGGCCACGGGCGGGCAGATCAACTCGGCCGGTGGGCGCGGCGGCGGCATCGTCAACACCAACTGGACCGGGCAGCAGGTGGCCACGGGCGGTGGGGGCGTGAACCTGTTCGGGGGCGCGGACCAGATCGCTACGGCCGGGGGCGACATCGTGTTTGCAGTGGCCACCGCCGGGTCCTGGGTGGCCACTGGGGGTGGTGGGGCGTTCTCTGCAGCGCCGGCCATGACCAACGGCGTCCTGTCCCAAGGCGGGAGCGGGGGCAGTGGCTTCACGCTGTACAGCAGCGCAGCCCACCAGGCGGACCTCGTGGCGAATTGGGGGATGGTGCCGCTGCCTGTCGGTGGCGGGGGCTCAGGTGGGTACAGCAGTGGCGGCTCGTATTCGGCTGGCAGTGCTGGTGGCGACGGGGGCGGCAGTGGCGGGGTGAACCTGCAAACGAACAGCACGCCCGGCGGCTTCTCGATGGCGGCGGCTGGGGCCTTTGGCGGGGGCGGCGCGATCTCGGGGTCACCTGCGTCCGGTCCTGCCGCGTATGCGAGCGCAGGCACCTGGGGCGGTGGAGGTGGCGGTTTGTCCAGTGGCCAGGGCCTGACGGCGGCGAACAGCCGCAGCGGCGCGGGCGGCAGCGGCTTCGCGTTCCTTCGCTTCTTTGCGGACCTCACCCCCTGATTCCACCTGATCCCGCTTTACCTCATGACTCCCTGAAGGCCCAACCATGCGACACCTCTACAACCTCCTGGGCGCCGACGGCGCCATCCTGAACACCGTGGTGGCCGACGATGCGTTTGTCACCGAACACCATGCGGGGCGCTACGAGCTGCTTGGGCCTGCACCCGACGATCCGGTGGCGACTGTGCCCCGGCATGTGGCGGTGGGCAGTTTCTTTGATCGCTTCGGCCCCGCCAAATGGGCCATCCTGGCCGACCCGAGCCCTGCGGTGCAGGCCCTGGTCAAGGACTGCTCGGTGCGGGGCTTCATCGACCTGGACCGTGCTGACTTGCCCGCGGCCTTGGCCCTGCTGGTGCAGGCCGGCCACGCGGTCGACGCGGACCAGATCCTGGGCGCTCCGGTGCAAGCGGGAGAGCGGCCATGAACCAAAAGGCGTCTCAACGGCTGTACCTCCTGATGCTGCTGCCCGTGGTGGCCCTGGCCCCGCTGGTCGCCTTGGTGCGCTACCTCTGGGCGGTGCTCACGAACCCGGGCCGGGCCTGGGGGATTGCCCGGGCGTTCGATCGGGTGTTCAACGTGGCAGCCAACGGCGACGAGCGCGAGACCGTGAGCAGCCGGGCGGCCCGGGCACGGGACGAGGGCAGGGCGTGGGGTTGCGTGCTGTGCCGGCTGTTGGATCGGCTCGACGCGGGCCACTGCGACCAGGCCAAGGGGGTGTGATGCAGGAAGACCAAACCTTGCCTTCCGCGGCTGCGGTTCCGCCCACCGAAGCCGAGCGCCTGGCGGCCGTGGAGGCCGAGCTCCAATCCATCCGCGCTCGCCTGGCCACCGGCGACGAGACCATGGCGAGCCTTCGGGCGGATCTCGCGGAAAACACCAGTGCCACGATCCGTACCGAGTCCAACACGGCGGAGATCGTGGAGTTCTTCATGGCCATGAAGGGCGCCTTCAAGGTCCTGAACTGGATCGGCGCACTGGCCAAGCCCATCACGGCGCTGGTGGCCCTGGCTGCCGTCACCTGGGGCGCCTTCC